CCGCTAATCTCTAACTGCCCGCCCTGCAGAGTATTAGTCCACAGAGACTTTTGCTAGAGATACTTTCTATAAAGTACTAGGAAAGTAACTAGTTACATAATTGGTAACAATTGATGTATACCTCAAAAGAAGAAAAGAAACTAAATGATTATAACCGCTTTCCACTCTTAAAAGTTTTGGATCTTACTATAGGAACATAGAAAATGTCACGAGATACACGCAATCCTGAGATATCATAGATCTTGAATAAACTTAATTTCTTAAGTAATTCAACCTCTGTAATAGTCTTAGTAAGAACTATCTTACGGAGAGAATCAATAAACAGGGTTTTACCCTTGATTGTTGAAACATCACCAGATAAGTCTTTTAATTGATGTAACCTCAATTGACGTTCTTTATGAAAATTATGTTCTAATCACCAACGCCTAACGAAAGTAGATCGACCACGGAAGACTCTAATGATTTCTTTAAAAGCAGGTACTTTCGTATCTTGTCTTTTAATTTCTTCACGGAGTTGTCCGATAATGGTCTCTACAGATTCGAACGGGTTGAATGATTTAGAAGTATAATCTTCAACAATGTTCTGACCAGAAATACCAAAACGTCTAGAATGGTGAACTTGACTATTGTATCAATTTAAAAATCATCGTGTCTGTAATCCAAAGTGTCAAACACCTCAGATTGCATAAACTTTAATTAAAAAAAGAATATCAAAGTCTTTTCATCACGGAGACATTATCATACTAATGATGAAAAGTTCGATTCTACCACCGACAACCCTTCCCGTCATCTCGACGAAAAGGAATCGAAGTAGACGAACTTCAAATAATTTGTATGAAGCATTTATTACTTTTCTAAACTGTGTAAAAACATCAGTTATTATAATTAGCCAACTATACGAAAATAGTACTGAATAGGAAAAGATGAAGGAAATAAAAGGTTCGACAACAACGGTATTTGTATCAATTACAAAATGACTACGAACATAGGCGATAGCTGTCCAAGGGAATGAAAAACTTAAGTTAAGTAATCTATTAAGATCCTTAACAGCTTGAACGTAATGTCCTCAAATTGAGATTCTACTCTCTTTTAAAAATTTAAAGTCTGATAATAAGAGAAATCTTAAATTTCTTGTGTTCTTACTCTCCTCAGATTTGTACTGGAAATCCTTTAGTTTTTTAGGATTAACAAACAAACCATAAGAAACTTTATAAGTATTCTTTTTAGATTGAGTTTCCATGTTTTTCATGAATTCTTGCATCTTCTTAGGATCTGATAAAATTTCTATTGAAGGATGAGCATGACCACCGAAACTTAAAGGAGCCTCTTTCATACTGCCATCCTGACTCTTTTGGAGTCTAGAAGGAGTATAATCTTCAACTTTTTCAAGTTGTTGATCTTCAGGAACTTTAACATTTTTAATTTTATCAGATATTAAGTGATTGGTCGTATAACCTGTCCCGTAAGGGTACAAGGAACGAACCAAATCTCACCATATCTTATAAAAAAGAGCATAATCTCAACCACGAAGATAACTACGGATCAATGGGTTAACATACCAAAGGCCAGATCTAGGACCAATATAAGCTAATAAGTGTAAGACTTGGTTAAAGTGACCGTATTCCAAATGTTCGACTTGTCTATAAAACAATCCTTTAAAACAGAACAATAATTGTTTTGCTGTAAGGAATGGTCTTTCTTGACCTCTAACACGTTTCTTACTCTTAGAATAGATCTCGGCTCTTGCCTTGATCCTATACATAAGAGGGAAAACCTTGTTTCAGAGCTCAAAAAGGATAGACGGAAAGAAAGCCGGGAAACGGATCGCTAATAACAAGTTCTTAGCACCTAGTGGCGAAATATTGTATCCATTCGATGTTCATAGTTGCTTTGCAAACTCTAAAATAGTACCGTTAAATCCTTTAATTGGATTAACTTCAACCCCCAAATAAGTTAACAATAAAATGTATTGTTTTGAAACTCTGCGATTACCAATAGCTACATCATCACCAAGAATTGCATAAAAAATTTTATCTTTAATACCGGTTCGACATTTACTAATGTGAACAAGCAAGTGATTCGTCAAGGCTAACATAGCAAATGAAGAGTAGGCACCCATAGGTTGGCCTACACTATATCTTATAGAAGTATAGTCATCCGTATGTCAATCTCTTTCTAAAAGAGAACCTCATAAATCACCAGGATATCCTAAATCATTTAAAACTTGGATCTGAAGTTTAATAGGTAAGCGGTCAGTGGCAGCAGATAGATCAAGACTTTGAATCTTTTTGTTTGAATCCATTACATTTACATCTAAATTTTCTATCATTAATTTGATAGGTTTAGATTGATCATTTGTTCCATCCTCAGGTAAATTACCTAAGAAAGAATAAATAGAATCATGTAAGGGTTTTAGAATAATTTGAGTTCAAAGATCAGTGATCCCAATCTTACGCCGTTTTCCACGAGCCTCTCTTAAAACAGATATATGTCCCAAATGGGGCAAGTAACCAAAAAAATAACATAACGGAAGAACTGGTAATAGAGAAATTGAACAAAATATAAACCAAAAAAGTAACAGATAATATTTCAATCTTAAACATAACTTAATGTATGTATATCACTTTTCTGGACGCATCATGAAACCAATTAAATCCAAACCTAAACCTAAAGTCGCTATTGGAAAATTAGGACCAGATTTAGAACTTACCAAAAAGATCTTAGGAGAATTAACTTTTATCTTGGATATTCCAAGGGATTTTAATCCTTCTCTTATTTCTTCAATAGGTAGAGTCTCTTTTTCACCCTGAAATTTCTCTCAGATTGACTTAAAGTCTACTTTTGAATATTTTGGAGAACATGCTCTAAAAAAAGAAAGCATACTTAGAATAAGTTTTAGTTGAATTAACTCACCCCGTGGTAATGAACCACGATAGAGTCCTTGTCTTACTTTAACTAAAAAAAGTTTAATTTTTTCAGGAAGACATTTCGGTAAACCACTAAATGTGGCAAAATTGACTTTCCCCCTATGAGTTTTAACTCATAGGTTTCTACTGTAGATTCTTTTAGAATTGATATCCAAAAATTGGACGGTTAAACGAAGAACCTCAGCATAGTAACTAATAGTAAAAGTAATCCCTGAATCAGTTCATAACTTTTCTATATGAGGCACCATCATTTGTGGAACTCTTCAATGAATCTCTTTTGGCTTTTTATTAGCTGACGGAGATTTATAAAGAATTCTTTCCCCAAATAATGTACCGAGAAGTCTTGAAATTCTTCTTACTTCCTGTTTCTTTAACCATTTAAGTTCCTGTTTTCGAGTTCTTTGATAAGAACTGAATTTAGGAATATTCCATAAAATAATTATAAAATTAAATATGGACATAAAGAGGATTAAATAAAACAAAGGAAAGGAAGAACCAAAAGATTCTCATAACTCATAAATTTGAAAAGATGAATAAAAATTCATTGTTACTGTACAAAGAGTTATAAGTGTGGAGGACTGTGATGGGACCGATTTCGTATTTTAGCAAAATTAAAAAGACTAATAAAAGATAATTATTTTCAAATAGGGATTTTCTTCCTATTATGCCCCTTCACAGATCTTATTAAACAATCTGTTCTTCTCTCGTATAGAGAGGAAGTGGAGTTCTTGATAATTATCGGATAGGGCCTTAAATAATTTCACAAACTAAAATTTAATTTAGCATACTTATACAAATCCTCATATTGGAAAATAAATCCAATATGTAAACAATCATCACACAAATCGTAGACATCGCCTATAAAGGGTCTTTCAATCTAAAAGAGGTGTAAGCACCTTTAAATTATACTTGGCTCCAAGCCAAGAAGGTATCCTCCTCTATATTTGCAAATCTATGACTTTCGTCCTTGTACAGAACTTTTGTGCCACTCGATATGGGAAACCCCAATTTCTGGTGGCAGTGTTCTTTTTCAGTAGTACACGTAGACCTAATTAAAGATCCCTTTATTAGCATTATTGTAGGTGTCCTATTTCAGATCCTGTTCAAACTTTACTAACAAATTACACAACTTATTTATAGGTCATGTAAGCAAGGTACTGGAAGAGTTAACTCTCCTATAGCCTTTCTTATGTCTCAAAAGCTTCGCAGCTCTAGAGTGATCAATATCCACCATTAAAGGTGTGAAATGATCTAAGTTATAGACACCAAGGCGGTGCTTATTATTATATACGTAATAAGTAGTTGAATTTATTCAACTTTTCTTATTACACATAGTAATAACGTCCCTTATGTAACACTTTGATCATTTGTCGAAAAAAGCTTTTTAAGACTTTCTTCGGGGCAGTTTCCAACCTGCCTTGGGTGCAAACCCAAATCAAAATGTCATCGATAGTAAAACCAGCATTTAGCTGCCCGTACTATTGATTATGGATCTGATTGATCCA